ATGCTTCGACCATCTGGTTGATGTTCAATACACCGAGACTGTCATTAGCGAAAGAGTGATATAATGCGAAACTTTTTTATAAATTGTGCATCTAACCTGTTTACATTACCAGTTATCTGTGGTATAATATTCTATATAGTATAGAGGAGAAACATATGACTATGACAACTCAACAAAAAGCCGAGCGTCTGGAACTCATTAAAGCGATCGCTGAGAAGGTTCAGCGCCGTAAAGCCTTTGCTGCTAAACTAAAGGCTCAAGGGTCGGTTGTACGTCGGTGGACTGATGAGGTTGAGAAGCCTAAGCGTAAAGCAAAGGGTGATAAGTTCGATGCCGAAATGGAGGCAATGAACGAGAACCACAATGAGTGGACCGATGCGTCTAAGTACGCAGAAGAGCACTATGGTGAAACCATGCGTGAAACAACACGCTTCGATAATGATTGGAATTAATCAGGAGATACGTAATAGGATTCGTCTCACCGTAGCAGCCTACGCATATGAGATGATGGATAACCCTATTATGTCTGACTTCGAATTTGACGAGCTGGCTCAGAAGATTGAGCCGGCCGTTGCTACAGGTAACGATTTACTTGACAATTTTTTTAAAGACGAATTTAGCGCTGATACCGGTATGTGGATCAGATCTCATCCGGAGTTGAACAAAGTACGCGATATCTATGAAAGGTATTATAGATGACACCAGCAGAAGAAGCTCAGAAACAAGCTGAGGCAGCAATGGATGGATTTATTTTATGGAGTAAAAGAGTAGTACTATGGAGTGCATTCTTTTTATGCTTAGTCGTTGTTGCATGTAATTCAGGTGTTGACGGATCCGGTAGTGGTTATAATGGCGAACAATTCAGCCCTATGAATATAAGGGTAAAAGAATGAGCATGCATATGATCAAGGGAGTACAAGTACATGGTAACTCCCATAAGAAAAAATCTAAAAAAATAGATATGGAAAAAATGTACGCTGAATGGAGGCAATATAACAAGCGCATGCGTAAGGCTTATTTACATGCCGCTCAGTTTGATAGTCTACAGGACTATATAGACTACCGCATGGGTAAAACTAAAACTAAGAAGCGGGAGTTTAAGACCTATGAACCACCGAAAACAAATAGTCGAAGAGATTCGACGAAAGAATATCCAAGCCTTTCGACGGACAGCATACCTGGCCCGGCTGCGAGAACAGAGTCGCCAAAATATTCAGGAGACTACATCGTTGGAATCGCAACCATGCACAAATCAAACCTCGTCCCTGTCGGAAGGGGAGATGATCCGGAAAATTATTCAACCATGAGGCGTAATTAAGATGGAATCTTTTGCAGGTTGGGCGTTTTTTGTATTATTAATTATTGTTAATACTGTAGTTTATATGTTAATAGATGCATATTTTACAGGTGAAATTTCTGCTCTTCGCGATGAAGAAGATATAACTTATTGGAAAGAGGATTAATGTCAATACCACATGTAAGGAGAGAGTTTGTAATGGAATTTGATCAAGCTAGTATTCTAAGAGATTTGCGCGAAGGAGAATGCGAAGTTACCTTTACGAAAGTAAATGGTGATACCCGTGTTATGCGCTGTACATTAAATATGGACCTTATACCGCAGGATAAACATCCTAAGGGTGATAATACTCCAGAACTAACGGAAGGTTTAGATCGTATACTGAAAGCAATTCGGGTATTTGATACAGGATTACAAGAATGGCGATCATTCAAAGTTGAAACTGTAAAAAATATTCAAAAAAGTGCATTTCAGGGGTTTACATCCTACGATTAATGTGATAGAATATACTTATAAATAATTCTACCGAGGAGAAAAGTGAATGGCAGCTAGAAAAAAAGCAAAGGTACGTGCACGTCCTAAGTTTGGTCTTGCAGGTGCTCCCATGACTGAAGGTTTTGATAAGTTCAAATATTATGTACACCAAGAAGTAGAACGGAAAGAGTGTAGTACTACTACTAAGACTTGGGTAAAAAAGACCTTTTCGAAAGCTGACCAAAAAGCTATTCTCGCTTGTCCTGAGTATCATTTTCATATGTACTCATTGCACGTAGCAGCGATATATTGGACAGATATATTGGAATTAGAACTTCCATCCCATTATAAAAATGCTATGGCGCAAATTCATAAACATTACTCTGACTTAATAGAATCAGGTAAAAAAATCCTAGAAGAAAAAACCGCTACCGCGGAGGAAAGTTCGAAGGTTATTGTTTTAACTCCACAACAACGTCTCTTTAATAAAATACAGTCTACTGTTATGTATGATTTGGATGACCTAGAAGATAGTTGGATGGAGGGTGAAGAACCTGAATTCGATTTATATAATGCTTTCCGCAAACATGGCCTTACTGGTAATGCTACTCCTCATGTTCTAAAAAGACTAGAAGGTTGGTTACTAGATTATGAGGATGCTTATTATAAGCGCTGTGATCAGGCTGTGGAAGGTTATTCCCATATAAAAAGACCGGCTCTTTTACGCCGTATTAAATTAATTCAAAGTATGATTTCTGATTTGGATCGTGTAAAAGCTTCAGCGAAAGCTGTACGTAAATCACGAGCTCCAAAACCCCGTGCTGCCGATAAACAAGTCTCTAAACTCAAGTACTGTAAAGAGAATATGGACTTTAAGGTGACATCAATCTTGCCGATAACAATTGTTGGTGCTATGAGGTTGTATGTCTTCAATATTAAAACTAAAGAACTTACCGAATATATTTCTAGCTCTGCAAAAGGGTTTGAAGTGAAAGGTACCACTTTACAAAATGTTGATGAACAATCACGTAAAGTTAAATTGCGGAAGCCTGATGAGGTTATCCCAACGATACTAGCAAAAACAATAAAACAGATTGATAACACATGGCAAACTTTAACTACAAAAACAAATTCACCCAATGGGCGACTCAACTCGGATTGTGTATTATTGCGAGTTTTGGACCGGTAGAAGCAGTAGCTTTAGATGGTCCTATTCAAAAAATAAAGTATGAAGAACTTCAGTGTTTAGTCCAAAACGGATATTTTGAGGCAAGATCAGATGGATATGCTTCAGTACTAGCTGTTACAATGGTAGTACTGAATCGTGTTAATGATTCACGTTATCCTAATAATATATGTGATGTAGTCTATCAAGGACCTACATATATTAATTGGAAGGGTAATAAAATGCCGGTCAGACATAAATGCCAGTTTAGCTGGTATTGTGATGGTAAATCAGATATTATGTATGATGAAAAACTCAAGGTGTTAGTAGAGATTATTGTATTCGAAGCTCTATCATTATGGCAAAACAATATTGATATTACAGAAGGAGCTACGCATTATCATGCTAACTACGTTCATCCAAAATGGGCACATCAACTCGCCTACACAACTCAAATCGGGACCCACAAATACTACAAGTGGAACTAATAAACCTATGTTAGAAGGAAAGATACTAACCAAAAAAAGATTTTCAACCCTAGTAGAGAAAAAAGTTTTCAAATTTAGTTTATCATATATTGACGCAATCTTAGAAGTATGTGAAGAATTAGAGTTTCCAGTCGAAGATGTAGCCCGTGTAATTACACCGGCTTTATTAGAAAAGATCGAAGGAGAAGCTTCACGTTTTAATATGATAAAGAGTTCTAATACAGCAACCTTACCGATATGAAAAATATGGAACCATTCGACGCTTATCGCTTTTACCAATCATTAAAGTTACATTTCGAATCTGATACGTATGATGCGATAAAGTATAACTATAAAACATCTGCCAAGCCACAGTCTTTTTGGAAAAGAAAAGACAAATATTTCTTTGCAAAAGTTGGTAGAAAGTTTGACGACGTTTCTGAATTAATTCAGTATTATGCAGCGCACTTTGTTGCAGATAATAATTGGATAGGAGAAATGGTAGAAAACGAAGATGTATATACAGAATGGTTGAAACGTAATCAATCAATGGGTTATATGTTAGAACAGGATTTGAATAAAGTTGCTGAAGATGGTAACTTTAATCAGATATTGGATTCCTCTGAAGGACATCCTCTTATTATTACCTCATATATTAGAGGTGATATAAATATAGAGACAGTATGTGTTATAGATCAATTAACAGGTTTTATGGCAGATGCTGATCAAAAGATTACGGAAACTATCGTGTGGCCTGAGGTTTCACGAAAGATTCGTAAGTATAGACCATTTATAAATTATGATCTTGAAAAAGCCAAAGAAATTGTTCTAAGGGTGTTTACATAATTGTGAAAATGGTGTATAATATACATTATGTGAAAGTGGATAATTCAGTTAATACATTGCAATACAAGGAGAATATATATGTCTTTTGCAGATCTAAAGCGTAATCGCTCGTCTATCGAAACACTTACTAAAGCAGCTGAAGCTGCGAGTGGTGGTAGTCAACAACAAAAACAATCTTATGTAGATGATCGTTTTTGGAAGCCTACAGTCGATAAAGCGGGTAATGGTTATGCCGTAATTCGTTTCTTACCAGCACCACAGGGCGAGGATCTCCCTTGGGTTCGTTATTGGGATCATGGTTTTCAAGGACCTACTGGTCTTTGGTATATCGAAAACTCTCTCACTTCTATTGGTCAAACAGATCCAGTATCTGAAATGAATTCAGTACTATGGAATACTGGCCGAGAAGAAGATAAGCAAACAGCACGTGATCGTAAGCGTCGTTTACATTATGTGTCTAACATTCAAGTTATTTCCGATCCAGGAAATCCAGATAATGATGGAAAAGTTTTCCTCTATAAATTTGGTAAAAAAATCTTTGATAAGATTATGGATGTTATGCAACCGCAGTTTGCCGATGAGAATCCAGTAAATCCGTTTGACTTCTGGGAAGGTGCGAATTTCAAACTAAAAATTCAACAAGTCGCTGGTTATCGTAACTATGACAAGTCTGAATTTGCTAATCAAACTTCTTTATCAGATGACGATGCTCAGCTTGAAGGAGTTTATAATCGTTTGTATAGTCTACAGGAATTCCTCGATCCTAAAAACTATAAAACATACGATGAGTTGAAAACTAAGTTGAATCGTGTATTAGGTGAAAGTGATATGGTTATGTCTACTGCCGAATCGATTTCTCTTGATGAAGTATCTCCAACTCCATCAGCTCCAACCTTTGAACCAGTTGAAGCTCCAGTAGCTAATGCTCCCACAGATAGTGGTGAGGATGATACATTAAGCTATTTTCAAAAATTGGCTTCTGGCCAATAAGAGAAAAGGGACCTTCGGGTCCCTTTTTTTATCCTGCGGTGGATACATAAGCAGCTAATATTGAAAAGACTAAAAACGTACAACCTATTAATATACCGCCAATAATAAACAAATCATTCATAAACTTTTTATTCTCAGCTTTTCTTTTTGCTTCTAATAATCTTCTTTGTTTGATCTTTCTTCGTTCAGCCATCATGTCTTCATAAAAAGCTCCCTGGCCTGACCATAATAAAAATTCTCTTAATTCTTTTTCTAATTGATCAAACTTATGTTTTGCGGAAGTAACACGTAGAGCTTCAGCTTCTACGCTTTCTCCAGAAAATATTTTTTTAACCAAAGGTTGATTTTTTGAATATTGGCCTGCCTCCATCACTGAATCTTTTGCATCATAAAACTTTCCAAACATGCCAGCAATGTCTTGAGCTTCTCTACCCATTTCCATTGCTTTTTTAATTCCTTTATATGCTGCTGTACCAACAGCCATAGCAGTAGCGGGATCGACCACAATTTACCCCTCGGAGTTATCCTTTCTATTAGTATGAAAAATTTATAAACTCACGTTTCAAGAAGTCGTCTGGTGTAACTCCTTGTTGGATAGTATAATTTGTTGTGTTTACGTTATTATTGGTTGAGTTACTATTACTTCCTCCCACTACCATCGCTGCAGCTTGCGGGCTTCCATATTCTCCCGTTCCACTTGCAGCTTTAGCATTCATTAACTCGTTAATTGCCATTAAAACTTTACCTTGAGGTGATTCTAATGGAGCAACAATTTCTTGGCCATGCAACATTACTGGTGTACCAGCTTTTGGCGCACTAATAATACCACCCATATCTGCTTGTGGTAATGCCTCTAGCTGAGTTCTAATAGCAGCTGCTTCTGCTTCAAAATCTTCTCTAGTATCATTAGTTAATGGATTATCAAATTGTTCAGACGCTGGTAAAGCTGCAGCTGCGTTTGCTTCCATTTCTGATAGTTGTTCTAATAATCTTGCACGTTGCTCTTCAATAGATGCTGGTTGCATCCATTGCGGAAGCATCGAAGTTAATTGGCCTGTGATTTCGTCTAGTGAAGGTATAAAATCAAATAAATCTGTAAAGAATGTTTTTATCTTGGTAATAGTAGAATTAAATAAGTCCATAATCATATTATCTTCAGATTCTTCTGCAGACCAACTAAATAATCCGGTAAACCATTCTTTAGTTGCTGTAAATTTACCAGAAATAAAGTCTTTTAGATTAGTCCATCCTTCAGTGGCAATATTAGAAGCAAATGTAAACTTACCAAGAATCCAGTCTTTTGCTTTAGTAAATCTTTCCAAAATATAAGAACTTAAATTTGTCCATCCTTCAGTAGCAAGATCAGAAGCAAACATAAATTTACTTAACACCCAGTCTTTCGCAGATTTGAAAGCGCCTTTCACTGTTGCAAGAAGGTTGAATGGTTCTTCAGGATCTCCCCAGCCAAACAAACCCATGACCCAATTAATTGCTGCATTGATTGGAGAAAGCAAAATATCTACTAAGCCACCTTCACCTACTAATCCATTCCAAGCTTGTTGTAATGCAGCAACGGGGTCTGTGAATAGTCCTTGTAGCCAAGTAATGGTCTTATCAATAGGAGTAAATAGTACATCATATAAAGAAAAATCGCTTTCTGGATCTTTAATACCAAATAGACCTATCACCCAATTAATAGCTTTATCAATCGGAGCAGTTATAATTCCAAGAATTCCATCGGGTCCTATAAGAGCCATTTTCAACTCTTCTAATGCTGCAACGGGATTTGTAAATAATCCTTTTACCCATTCTATTGTTCCCATAAGAATATCAGTTATGGTTTTAGTAATATCAAACTCGCCAAGCTTTGTAGCTAATTCTTCAAAACCTAATTTGCTTAAAATCCAAGCTGATAGATTTTTTATCCATCTAATTGGAGCTGTAACAATATCAGTGGCAAAGGTTAACATTGTTTCTGTAATAGAACCAGTTTCGTCAAATACCTCTTTTGCTCTTCCAAAAGCTGATGTCAAAGCAGCTATTGAACCTACGATTAAAGCACCAATTAAAAGAAATGGCGCAGCAGCTGCAGCAATCGGAGCCAATGGCGCAAGGATAGCACTAAAGAATCCCATTATACTTGGTATAAAAGTTCCCATCATAAAAATTCTGAAAGCTTGAATTCCTTTGAGTACTACATTAATCGCTTTGAATATTCCACCAAAAGCTCTAATAATTTTACCACCAAAGAATATACCAATTGTCCCAATGATTACAGATACTGATCCAATATTATCTCCTAATAATCCTAATGCTCCAGAAATATCACCTTCAAAGATCATTTTAATCGAATCAACAATAGCAAATACACCGTCAATTGCAGCACTTACACCAGCAAATAAAGTTTCAGGATCAGTAAATAACAATGCTGCAGCAGTAATACCAGCTAATAGTCCAGCAGATGGTTTAAGATTATCTACAAATTTATCGTATGAAGCAGCTAATCCATCTATACCAGAAACCATTCTGCTTAATAGTTCATTAGCTTCTTCTTGTCTTTTTGCAGATTCTCTAGTTTCTTCTTCTGTGCCAGCTAATTCTTTTAGAGTTTCTAATTGTTCTCTACCTTGCTCCATTTGCTGGGCATCAGCTTCAGGATTATTTAGAACCATAGAGATTTGATTGAAGGTTTCCCTCAATGCAGTAGAATTATCAGTATTGCTCTTCTCAAGAGCAGCAATAGCGTCATCGAGCTTACTTAAATCTTCCATCGATTTTACTTCAGCATTTTGTAATTTAACTTGTGCAGTTAATTTTTCTATTGCTGTAACTGTCTTTTCTTCTGCCATCAGCTATCGCCTTTGATTTTTGATTCTTTCGTTTTCTTGTTCAATATACTGACTTAATAATAAAACATAAATTTCTCTTTCCCACGGCATCATTTGGTCCAATTCGGTCAGAGAGTACTTATGATGTTGCATCAATGCAAAGTTCGTCTTATAATAATTCTCTAACGACTCATGGGAAAGAGCTATTAGAAAAAACTTGTAAGACCCTCCAATACCACATCATTTTTATGTCCACAATTAGTACACTTAACTTCTGTTTCATATTTTAGTTTTGGCATATCTTCAAAATATTCTGATATTGCTTTGAATTGCTGTGAAGTTAATGAATCTAAAAATCCAGTTAAACTTTCAGCTGTTTCATTTTCAGCATCATGAATATCATTTTCATCGTAAATAGATTCAATAGCACTTGCTACTGCAGCCATACTCAATTCGGCATCATTGCCTTTTGTCTTTCCTAGTTGCCTTTGAATTCCTTTTACAGTTGGATATTTTAGTACAACTCCAATTTTATCTGTAAGGGCAACCTTTCCGTCTTTCTTAATTTCACCCTGAACCTGAACATCATCTAAATTAATTTCTAATTCGTTTTTATGCTCGCATTCAGTACACTTAATTCCAACTTTAGATGTTTCACCTACTGACTTAGCTCGTATTTTCAAAAATACATATTCTAAATCAAACATTGCTAAATTGTCTACTTGTACTTTTCCATCTGTACAACCAGCAATAACATCGCGTAAAGCTCGAATCATTTGATTCTGATCTTTTGATTCCATAGCCAACATAAGGATCTTTTCTTCCTTTACGAGGTATGGTCTATATTCAACATTTTCACCAGTACTAGGAACCGTAAGTTCATATTTAGGTGAATCAATTCTTGGTAAAGCCATTATAATCTCCTATAATATAGCAATAATGTTAGCCAAAGAGTCCTTTAATTCCGGACGAAATTCTATTACTTATGGAAGAAATTCCACTATTCAAAACACCAGTAATCGAAGCAATTGGATTATTAATTACACTACCAATTGCACCGGTAATATTACTTGTGATATTATTTATTATGCCTGTTACACCACCAACCGCAGCACCAACAATTGAATTAAATCCGCCAAAGATTTGATTGGCCACTGAATTAATTGCATTTGTAACTGGTCTAGTAATAGATGTAATTGTTTCTTGAATACCGCCAGTAATTGAGTTAGTGATTTGATTAAGTGCTCCATCAAGAGTTCCACGCAATGCATCGCCCAGATCAGCAGCTGTCGTAAATTGTATTTGATTTGGTATATCACCAAAAGGACTAAACGGTATTGAAGATAATCCTGGCGATGGAATAGATAGAGCTGCGTTAAAATCTGCTACTGATGTAACAAATCCAAAATCATGAGTCTTGGTAGTAAAGTTATCATATGTTAAAGTAACAGTCATTTTCATTAATTCATTTTCAGAAGCATTGGATAATTCAATTGCAGCAATATTAATTGGAAATGCATTGGTCAATTTTGTCTCATACATTTTAAGACCATTTAAGTCTAATACAGAAATTGTTACATCCTGAGCGTAATTATCTTTATATCCAACTTTACCTGTTACATCATCTACAACTGCACGCATCCAAGCATCCCATAAATTCTTAATATAAAAATCATTTGTAACAATAAATGTCATTGTTATATCGTCATTAATAAATCCATAAGGTCTTTTAGTAGCTTGTCTTGTGGTGCCATGTTCAAATGTAGAAATAGATCTTCCAGGGAGCTGAACAGATTCACATAAAGCATTAATTACTGCGTTATCGGGAACACCAATATTAGCAGGTCCAGCAAATGATACTGCAAAATAGTTAGTACGAGCTGGTCCTTTACGAGCTCCGAGCTGGGCAGCTAACCCTGATGTTGGATTTTCAAACGCCATATTATCCTCTTATCTTTGCTCTTGAATCTTTCCAGACTGCTGACTTTCCAGATTTTCTAAATTGTTCAGTTGGTAAAAATAAAGCCATTTCCCAAGCCGGAGCTTCTACCATCGCTACTCTACCTTCTATTTGAGAATATAGGTAATGCTTATAGCAGGCTTTGAAAGCTTTCATTTTACTTGCAGATTTAAGCATATCATAAGATAACTTAAATCTTGTTGATTCGTCGTATTTTTTATTATTGGTTATATCAACAAGACTATCAAACAATTTAGCTCTTAAGGCCGGTGGAAGATAATGTAAATTGAGTCCATGAAATCCACCAGGAACTGGTTGAACCATAATTGTTAATGGAAATAAATCATAATATGGTAATGTCTCTTCATGCTTTGGATTGTAAAAGTACATATACATGGATCCTATACGAGCTCGATTTCTAGGCTCAAGCATGGGATCTTTTAATAACTTACGTCTATTAATATTGTTATAGCTTCTAACTTCTTGCCTAAACCACTCACGCGAAGCATCAGTGCGAGGAGTTACTCCAGCACGAAATGCCTTAATTGCTAAGTCCATGAAAAATCCGTCAGTTGCCATATTTTTTACTTCTTAAAACTATAATACTATTTATACTAACTAGTAAGAAGTTTCATGCCTAGAGATTTCAATGTATCTTCTGTCCAGATTTCAAAATGATAACCTCTATCCCTAGCATATTTTTGAGCGGCTTTCCATTTTGCTTCATTTTTTACGTAAGTAAAAACTTCACTCAAATATTTTTTAGTTTGTCTTTGTGGTTTTTTTGGTGGAACAGTTTGTGATTTTGGTTTTATTTCTACTAATACTGTTCTTCCATTACTAAATTTTATTTTCAAATCTATAAAGTATCTATGAGCACGTTTGTCTGTTGGGCAAACATAGGGCACTACCGTTTCTTCTGATGACCATGCAAGGACATCATCTCTTTCTTCGCACCACCTAAAAGCTTGTCTTTCCCACAGGGATCTATAGGTTACCCTTTTAGGATCTCCCATATACTTTTTTGGTTTT